GCATCAGGCATTGCATTTGTGAAGTTCACTGTGTAGTTCCCAGTTCCGTTATCCGTAATTGAAGTGACGTTACCACTTGCACGAATTGATGGTGTTCCAGTGCCGTTGAAGTTCACCCAAGCGCGGCAACCGTAGGCAGTGGCGACAGAGCCGTAGCCTGAGTTGAATTTTAAGTTACCGTTCGTATCAAGCTCTAATCTTTTTGCGGCAGCAGAGTAGTCATAGATTACGAAGTAACCATCTGTTGAGCCTACGCCATCCCCGAGCTTCCAACTTCTTCCAGCCGAAGATTGAACCCCAATATTTGTTCCCGCGCCGCCGTAAACATGAAGCAAGCTAGTTGGCGAACTCGTGCCAATACCTACGTTACCGCTGGTGTCCTTATAAAACTGACCAGAACCAATGTTTACAACAGATGTGTCACCTGTAAACCCATTGATTGTTGGGTTTGTCAAAGTTGCAGTTGTCAAAGTTAAACCAGCAACCGTTGTTTTGGTTTCACCCAAAGACACAGCCGTTGAACCAATCGTAAAACTGGAGTTCACCAACTTTGCGTTAGCAATTGAGCCAGCCAACATTGTGTTTGTCACAGTGCCAGTGTCGCCAGTTGTCACCATGTCACCAGAAACTGTTGGCACGTTGATGTTGTAGGTTGAAGCAGTGTTAGGCCCGACCAGATTGACCTGACCGCCTAATGTTGCTTGAAATACTAAATTGCCCATGATTCTTCCTTATGGTGCGATGATTAACTGGCTTACCGTCAAAGCGCCCGTTGATGGGTTGAATTTTAACTTCGTTGACGATGTTTTGGCAGGCAAATTACCTGTTGTGTTACTTACAAATGTTGGATAAAACACAGCGTTTGTCGTTGTGTCATCAGTAATGCCTATGTTTGTGGCATTGGTTGCTGACGTTGCTGTTGTCGCTGTGCTGGCGTTGCCCGTCAAATCACCAACAAAAGTGGTTGATGTGACAGAAACCAAGCCAGCAAACGTTGTGACCGTAGCGCCCAACGATACAGAAGTTGAACCGATGGTTACGCTTGAGTTTGTCAGAGCTGAATTAGGAATACTGGTCAAGCCAGCACCTGAACCGCTGAACTGAGTAGCCGTTAAAACGCCCGTAGACGGATTAAATTGGTACTTGGTGGAGCTAGTGTATTCAGTTGACGTTGGGCCTGTTGAAATGCTTGAAAATAGCGGGTACAGGGTTGCGTTTGTGGTCGTGTCGTCAACAATGTTGATGTTTGACGCTGGATTTGTCCAAGTTGGTGTGCTTGTGCCGTTTGAAGTCAGAACTTGTCCAGATGTACCAGCAGACGTAAACGCATAAGCCGAGCCTGTGCCGTAAGCAACAGCGCCAGCAACGGGCGTTGTAGTCGTGTTTGTACCGCCATTGGCAATTGAAACAGGAGCTGAAATGCTAACTGTTGAGCCTGCGACTGATTGACTGACAGAAATTCCAGAGCCTGCGGTAATTCGTTGTGTTTTGGAAACACGAACTTGAACTGAACCAGCACCGCCAGAACTAGCGTTTGTAACTGCCGCCACCACCACAATAATGCCAGTTGCAGGATAAACGTTCGTCATCCCACCGCTTACAGAATCATAGTAAAGAACGTCACCATCAACAAAAGCAGAAGTGTCAAAGCCTTTTAACGAACCAATGCTTTGAATTAAGCCAAATCCATTTAAGGCAATAGATTCAGCCGCAAGACCAACAAAATAATCAGCGTTTGTGATTCCAGCGCCAGCAGGAGCAACCGTAATTTGTGAAGATGCACCAACAACGCCTGTGAAATAGCACAATTGTCCTTTAGTAATGGCAGATGAGGCCTTTACATAATAAAACTGGTCCTCGCCAACCTTTTGGGTGACATGGGTGGTCATTCCAATGTTTAAGGTTGTGCCGCCATCCCAATAAATCTTACCCACAGCCGATGTTGGCGTGGCAGACGTATTGAAAGAAACAGAATCAAATGCCGACCATTCGCCACTTACAGTTGGAGCAGCCGCCAAAACAATGCTTCCAAAGCCTGTTGTTGCGTTGCTTGATGCCGCAGTCAGTTGACCCTGCGCATTGACTGTAAAACTGCCGTAAGTGTAGGAATTAGCCGTAACGCCTGTGTTAGCGATTGCCGCAGTCACAGCCGCAGAACCATCGTAAGACGTACCTGACAAGCCTGTTCCAAGCGTCAAAGCGTTTGGATTGACAGCGGTAATGGTTGCAGATGCACCTAGCGCAATTGACGTTCCGTTTACCGTAATTGAACTGTTTGTTAGTCCAGCGTTAGGAATACCAGTGAAGTTTGTACCTGTAAAGGTAGGCGCAGCACCAGAAGCAACGGATTGGTTTAACGAGTAGCTTGCGTTCCAAGTCAGCGTGTTTGCGCCATTGTTTACGCCTGTGCCGCCCACGGTAGGGCTTACCAAACCACTTGTGATTTGTGTGCCAGCAATAGCAATGTCTTGGTCTGTCAGGCTGGTTAGTTGACCTTGAGCATTAACAGTAGCCGTGACGGTCTTGGATGCAGAACCTTTGGTTGCCGCAGTAACGCCAGTGTTTGTGATACTAAACGTATTTGAAGCAAGGGTCAAACCTGTGCCAGCAAAATACGTTGAAGCAGCCGCAAACTGAACCCATGGCATTGCAGTCACGTTAATCGTGCCAGTATCAGCCGCAGTACAAACCCAACCCGTGTCTAAGTTAGTCGAGCCATTCAAAGCAACTGTGTAAGCGCCAGGAACTTCAGACCACACATCCATGTCGGTGGAGCGTGTCCAAGCGCCAACAGATGCAATGTAAATGCCATTTAAAGATGAAGTTGATTGATTCTTTACCAAAACCCTGTCACCAGCCAGTGTGGTGTAAGTGTCAATGGTTTGAAGGCCAAGAAGAACAATATCAGAAGTTGTGGCGCATTTAACAGCTTGTTTAGGCGCTAGACCTTGAGCAACGGAATCAACATACGCTTTGTTGGCAATGTCTGTGTTACCAGTTGGAGTAGTTGAAACTGTGCCAGTTGTCGTTGAAACATTGGTAAACACGCCAGTTGAAGGCGTAGTAGCACCGATTGTTGTTGAATCAATGGTGCTGTTGGTGATGTGCAACCCAGATTGGTCTGGGTCCACAGTCGCATAAAACGGCTGTCCCTGACCAATGAAGGTTTGAAATTCACCGTCAACAGAAAAATACGCCTGAACAGGCAGTAAATTCTGGTTTTCGGATTCGGCGGGTTCAGCCATGAATCACCTTAAAAAGCGATTGGTGTAACGTAAACGATAGATGGACCAGCAGCCGAACCAATCATTCGCACATAAGTGGGAGTTGTTGGAACGCCAAACATGATTGCGTCAGTCATCAAAGGTGGCAACACAAAGTCACCAGTGTTTGTGCCGCTTACGGGCAGCACAGGAGCGTCAACACCAGCAGGGCCAAACTTCACGGCAACGCTAGTTGCACCTGTGTTAATCAAAGACACAAAATTACATTGAATGTTGGGAGCGTTGTTAACCAAGCGTTCTGTGGTAGCGGTTGCGCCAGCAGAGACTGCAACTGTTGGGCCGACTACGCGGAAAGGAGTAGACATAAATTTTCCTTTGCAAAGATGTGCGGATTTTACCTATTTCTCAGGTATTTTCCTAGGTTGCCTTGAAAGATTTTATAGCCGACATGACCCATTTCAATCTCAGGGTCAACCCAAACCTGACCGCCAATCTTACGCCAGCGGATGCAGAAACTGTAATCTTCACCCCACTTGTAGCCATCTTCAAAGATGTGGTCAAACAATGGGTAGAACTGTTTGTCACGCTCGGCTGTGTAGAAGTGACGTTCTGGGTATTCAGCAATCATGCGTTCAATACAGTTGCGGCTTATCTTCATAAACCCTGTTGGCACAGATTTGACTTCCAAAAGCATAGTTGCAGGGTCTGCCCACAGTTCTTTCTTGTCAAGATAGTGGAGTTGGTAGGTGATTGGGTCACGGCGACCAGGGTAGATGCCTGCAACCAAGTCAACAGGAGCGTCAACCAGCTTGAGCAAAGCGCCTGATTCCCAAGTAACGTCTGAATCAATAAAGATTAGCTCGTCACAATCAGATTCCCAAAACCTTGTGGCAATCACGCCTCGACTGTCAGCAATCAGAGCATTTCCAATGTCATCAACCAATGTAAACCTGTCGCCCCTTTTGACCAGTTCAATCGTGTCGTTTATCAAGGAACGCATTGTTCCCATGTGAACCACGCCCGTGTATGCGGGAATGGCAATCATTATGTGTTTCACTCTTTTTCCTTCACAAAAAGAAACGCCACCCGATTTTACTCAGGTGGCGTAAAGGCAACTACAAAAATTAAGCTGTCAAGCCAACGTTTTGCAGTGCTGTGATGATAGCGTTAGTTGCTGCAACGAATTCAGCAGTTGTTGGGGCAGCGGTCAATGCGGTGATTGCGCCTGCTTGTGCAACTGGAGTTTCGCCATAGAAACCCAACAAGCCGCCAGATGCGCCGAGCAAAACGCCATCGGCGGCATTGCCATTGAGCAAATAAACGGGGGTTTGGGTAGAAGCTGGTCCTGGATTAGACATGATGTTTTTCCTTAAAAAGAAGATTTAGAAATGGGGGGCGAACCCCCCAAGACTGATTAGGATGCAACGCGGCAAGCCAATTCAGGGTACAGAGGAGCCCAACCGTACAACACATCCAAACGAGTTGGGATGCTGTCGTTGTTGATGGTGTACTGACGCACAACGCGCATTGACAAACCAATTTCCTTGTCGCTTGCACGACCAGCAAAATGCACACCTTCTGGCAATTCCAAATCGGCTACTGCCAAAGTGAAAGCGTTTTTGTGCATGATGATGTTCTGAGCAGACACAACACCAGTTTTGTTGAACTGGGTCACGGCAGCGGCAGAAGAAGTGGTTGGGATTGTCACGTTCTGGAATTGACCAGCAGTGATAACGGCAGGCGACACCACCACGTTGGCAGACGAACCAGAAGAAATTGCCACAGTTGTTTTCACAACGAAGTTACGCAACTTGTTCGAGCCGTAGGCTTGACGGTTTTGTGGGTTAACAGCGTACACGCCATCAATAGTGAACACGTCACCAGCGTTCAGGTTGATGATACCTGTGTTGGCAGCAGTCATGCTAATGGTAGAGCTAGAAGCCCAACCACTAGTCAAGAAGCCAGTGCCAGTTGTAGTGTTCACAGAAGCAGTCACGGTGTCAGTGCTGTTGTCACCGAAAGTTTGTGCCACAACGTTCTGGTCCAGTTTCCAGTTCATACCACCAGAATCACGGCCCATCAAACCTTTACGGTATTGAGATGCAATGGCTTCTTGAGGAACGAACAAACCTTTCAAGCTGTTCACGATAGAAGCAGATGTGAAGGGTTCAACGATACATGAACGGCGACCGTCACGTGGTGCGCCTTCGCTGTCCAAGTAAGCGCCAGCGGTCAAGTAGGTCAGGAGTTCAGTAGGAACAACGCCAGCAGTACCAACGATGTTGGCAGTTTGAGCCACAGCCATAGCCATACCGTCACGGTCAATCTTGTTAGCGATTGCAGCGATTGCGGGCTTCAACACGCGGTCAGAGAACATATCCAAGCTCAGAGCCAAGTCTTGAGTTGTGAACTGTGTGTCAACGTGGAACTGTGTAGACAAGGTAACAGGCACTGAAGTCTCGTTGAAATCTTCAACGTTCAGGGCAGGGCCAGTTGTACCAATGAAACGGCCAGGCTTGCGAACGTTGACGGTGTTACCGATTTTTGCGCCCACGACAGCGAACTGGTCGTCATAATTGCGGTCAACTTCAGAAGTGAAGGTCAACTCGTTTTCCAAAACCATCAACGCTTCGTTGGTGATTTTGCTAATGGTCAATAAATTGTTTGACATGATTTTCTTTCAAAAAGATTAGGTTTACCGAATTTTTCCCGCTTTGCGTAGCTCTTTCCACTGTGCTGCTGTACCAAAAAAGACCCCGTTGGAATCCAATGGCACATCAGGTGTGTTTTTGCCGCCGCGAATCGGTTGAATCGGTGCTGGTGCTTTACTTCTAACAATAGGGGCTGGCTTCTCGGCTTCAGGCTTTGCCTCAAACCTTGCTTCCAACTTCCCAATCTCTCGCAACGCTTGCTTTGGCGACAAACCAGCGATTTTCTTAGCGACTTCATCGTTCTCAGCTAGGTGATACAGGATTTGTGGGCCTACGTCACTCTCCAGAATGGCATCACGAATGTCATCATTTACGACCACATCACTTGATGCAACAATGTCATCAAAATCAGGCAACGATTGCTTGGCGGCTTCAACTTTGCTAGTCCATTCGGTAATTACCTTCTGGCGTTGCTCGGCTTCTTTCGCTTGCGCTTCTTGTTGCTTCATTTCACTGATTCGTTTGTCGGCTGTGTACTCTGCAAGAGCTTCAGCATATTCAAACGCATCACTGAACTGGCTAGGTTGCGGCTTTTCGTCAACAAACTCAGCTTTTTGGGGCTGACCCTTGTTTTCTAAAGCTGCCAAACGCGCTTCTAGAGCTTGCCTTGCTTCACGTTCTTGTTGCGCTTCTTTACGCGCTTCTTCACGTTGCTT